CGTTATGACCGTGCTGCAGAAGGCGGTGGCGAGCGGGCGGGGTGTGGGCAAGAGCGCACTGGTGGCGTGGTTGATGCTGTGGATGCTGACCACCCGCATCGGATCGACTGTGATCGTCAGTGCGAACACGGAGAACCAGTTGCGCAGCGTGACTTGGGGCGAACTCGCCAAGTGGTCAACGATGACGATCAACGCCCACTGGTGGGACATCAGCGCGACCAAGCTGGTGCCGGCCACGTGGCTGGCCGAGCTGGTGGAGAGGGATTTGAAGAAGGGCACCCGCTACTGGGGCGCCGAGGGGAAGTTGTGGAGTGAGGAGAACCCTGACGGCTACGCGGGGAATCACAACCACGATGGAATGCTGGTCATCTTCGACGAGGCCAGCGGGATTCCAGATTCGATTTGGAGTGTTGCCAGCGGGTTCTTTACCGAGAAGATTCCTGATCGGTTTTGGTTAGCGTTCAGCAACCCGCGCCGCAACACCGGCTACTTCTTCGAGTGTTTTCATGCCAAGCGGGACTTCTGGAGCGCCGACCAGATCGACGCCCGGACGGTGGAGGACACCGACACCGCGTTCTACGAGCAGATCCTGCTGGAGTACGGGGACGATTCGTTCGAGGCCCGGGTCGAGGTCTACGGGGAATTCCCGTCCGAGGGGGATGACCAGTTCATTGCCCCGCACCTGGTAGATGCTGCGGTGCAGCGCGAGGCGTGGAAGGATACCAGTGCTCCCATCGTAATCGGGGTGGACCCGGCGCGGGGGGGTCTGGACTCGACGGTGATTGTAGTAAGGCAGGGCCGTGACCTGAAGGCGATCAAGCGGTATCGGGGCGAGGACACTATGGAGATCGTCGGCCGGGTGATTGATGCGATCGAGGAGTACCGTCCCACCCTGACGGTGATCGACGAGGGTGGGTTGGGCTACGGGATATTGGACCGGCTGACCGAGCAGCGGTACAAGGTGCGGGGGGTGAACTTCGGCTGGAAGGCCAAGCACCCAAAGGCGTTCGTCAACAAGCGGGCCGAGATCTGGGGTGCGATGAAGGACTGGCTCAAGACGGGGCACCTGCCTGATGATCGGCAGTTGAAGGCCGACCTGTCCGGGCCGCAGAAGAAGGCCACTTCGAGCGGGGCGATCCAGCTGGAGGGCAAGAAGGAGATGCGGGCGCGAGGTTTGGCCTCGCCGGATGCTGCGGACGCGTTGGCGGTGACGTTTGCCCACCCGGTAGCCCACCGGGAAGAGCGAATTGACAAGCAAACGCGTCAGGTCTACGCTTCCCACGGTAATAACGCCAGTGTTGGCTGGCTCAGTCACTGATAGGTAAAGGTTATGCCTCTCGATAAGTCGAAGACCCCCGCGGCGTTCAAGAAGAACGTCGCTGCCGAGGTGCGGGCCGGCAAGCCACCCAAGCAGGCCGCAGCGATCGCCTACTCGGTGCAACGCAAGGCCATGAAGGGCAAGAAGTGAAGGCTCCACCCATTCAGTACCGTTGGCACCATTCCCGGCACCTCGCGGCGATCATCGCGTGGCACTTCAGCGGTCGGAAGATTCGCAGTCTGCCCTACGCCGTCGCCGCACCGAGATACTGATGCCCGAACCGTCCGCAGCCGATCGGAAGATCCTCGTCGAGGCCCGTGATCGCCTTACGATGGCGATAGGGGCACTGTCCGACAGCCGTGACGACGAACTGGACGATCTGCGCTTCGCCGCCGCCTCCCCCGACAACCAGTTCCAGTGGCCCGCTGATGTGCTGGCGACCCGTGGCGCGGTGCAGGGGCAGACCATCAACGCCCGGCCCTGCCTGACCATCAACAAACTGCCCGAGCACATTCATCAGGTCACTAACGAGCAGCGACAGAACAGACCCGCCGGCAAGGTGATCCCGGCTTCCGATGACGCCGATATCAAGGTGGCTGAGGTCTACGACGGCTTGGTGCGCTACATCGAGTACGCATCGGATGCGGACGTGGCCTACGGAACCGCCTGTGACAATCAGGTGACCTACGGCGAGGGCTACGCTCGCATCCTGACCGAGTATTGCGATGACACCTCGTTCGACCAGGACATCAAGATCGGGCGCATCCGCAATTCGTTCTCGGTCTACATGGACCCGACCATCCAGGACCTCTGCGGACAGGATGCCGAGTGGTGCTTCATCGCCGAGGACATCCTCAAGACCACCTACGAGCGGGATTATCCGAACGCATGCCCGGTTTCCGTATTGCAGGTGCAGGGAACGGGCGATGAGTCGTTTGGGGCGTGGTTGGGCGCGGACACCATCCGCATTGCGGAGTATTTCTACAAGACCTATACCAAGAAGACGCTGAACCTTTACGCGGGGAACATGACCGCGTTCAACGGCTCTCCCCATGACCAGCAGATGCGCTCGATGGGGATGCTGCCGATCAGGGACCGCGACGTTCAGGTCTGCGTCATCAAGTGGATCAAGACCAACGGCTTCGAGATTCTTGAACAGCGTGATTGGGCTGGCAAGTGGATTCCGGTAGTCAGGTTGATCGGCAATGAGTTCCTAATCAACGGTCGGTTGTACATCAGCGGTTTGGTGCGCAATGCCAAGGACGCGCAGCGGATGTACAACTATTGGGTCAGCCAAGAGGCGGAAATGCTTGCCCTGGCCCCCAAAGCACCTTTCATCGGCTACGGCGGGCAGTTTGAGGGCTATGAAACGTTCTGGAAGACCGCTAATACGCAGAACTGGCCGTATTTGGAGGTCAATCCTGACGTTACCGATGGCGCCGGGGCGGTTTTGCCGCTCCCCCAACGCGCCCAGCCTCCGATGGCGTCGAGTGGTCTGTTGCAGGCCAAAATGGGGGCCGCGGATGACATCAAATCGGCTACCGGGCAGTATAACGCCAGCCTCGGGCAGACCTCCAACGAGCGCAGCGGCAAGGCGATCATCGCCCGTGAGCATCAGTCTGCGGTGGGGACGTATCATTATGTCGATAATTACGCTAGATTTGTCCGCAGCGTCACCCGGCAACTGGTTGACCTGATCCCGAAGGTCTACGACACCGAACGGGTGGCGCGGATCATGGGTGAGGACGGAAAGGCCGATGCCGCGCAGATCAATCCGGCGCAACCGATGGCAGTCAACGAGGTCACGGACGACCAGGGAGCAATTCGCAAGATCTACAACCCTGGCGTGGGCAAGTACGACGTGCGCGTTACTACAGGCCCGTCCTACGTCACCAAGCGGCAGGAGACGCAGGAGTCGATGGGCAACATCCTGCAAGGCAACCCCGAGTTGTGGAAGGTTGCCGGCGATCTGTTCGTCAAGAACATGGATTGGCCGGGGGCCGAGGAGATGGCGAAGCGGCTGCAGAAGATGATCGACCCGAAACTGCTCGGCGACGAGGACAATCCTGCCTTGCAGGCGGCGCAGCAGCAGATTCAGGCGATGGGGCAGGAGCTGGATCAGTTGCACCAGATGCTCAAGAACGTCCAGCACTCCTACGAGGCCAAGAGCCTCGAAAACGACCACTTTAAGGCCGACATCCAAGCCTTCGATGCCGAAACCAAGCGTTTGGCGGCATTGTCCGGTGCTTCGGCGGCGCAGCCGGTATCGCCCGAATTGGAAGCGGTGGTGAAGCAGTACATCCGCGAGATTCTGGCTCAGCCGACGCTTGAAGAAGAGGAACCGGCGAGTTTCGAGCGCGGTGAGATGTACGGGCAGGAAATGATGCCCCAACAGCCGCCGATGCAGCCCCAGATGCCCCAACAACCGCAAGGAATGTAATCATGGAACTGCTCAACCCCCTCGACGACCCCCAATTCGGGGCGCAAACCATCACCTACACTGGCACCGCAGGCGTCACGACGGGCTGGCCGGCAGGTCCGCAGGGGGTGGCGGTCTATTGCACCACCGACGCCTACGTCAAGGTCGGTGAAGGCGTCACGGCGACCACGGCATCGACCCCGATTCCCGCGAATACCATCATCCCGTTCAAGGTGCCCACGGGTACCGGTGCCGTGTGGCGCGTGAGCGCGATTCAGGTGGCATCCGGTGGCTCCGTTTATGCAAAAGCCATCAACATCAGCTAATTATGGGCACGTTCTTCGGTCCCCCTATCCGTGTCGGCATCCCGATCGGCCTCACCGCCGGGTTCGGGAAGGCGCCGGTAACGACTCCGCACCCGGGCAACGATTTGCTGATGGAAACGGGTGACTTCCTGCTTTTGGAAAGTGGCGGCACGATCCTGTTGGAGACTTAAACAATGGCTGACGCGAAAATTTCCGCACTACCCGCCGGCACTGCGCTCCTTGGCACTGAGGTTGCGCCATTTGTGCAGGGCGGGGCGACGGTCAAGATCACGGCCACGCAGATCAAGGATTGGGCCGATAGCGTCACCATCGGCACTACGCCGATCACCAGCGGCACCGCGACGCGGCTGCTCTACGAAACCGCCGGCAACGTGCTTGGCGAGATCAGCGGTGCCACGTCGAACGGAACGACGCTGACGCTGACTGCCCCGGTCCTCGGCGTAGCGAGCGCGACCAGCCTCGCGCTGACCGGCACTGCCGGCGCGGGCTTCGAGGAATACCCGTCG